CACTCCTGACGTTGCATACTTGCTCCAGATGGATACCTGGACTCTTAACAGCCTTGGCGCTGCTCCACACATTCTTGACCTTGATGGCAACCGTATGCTTCGCGAAGCATCTGCGGACGCTTACGAAGTTCGAGTTGGTTTCTACGGAAACATTGGCTGCACCGCACCTGGCTACAACGCTCGCGTTAAGCTAGCATAAGGAGATTAGTACAATGGCAAGTCAATCATTTTTCGATCTAGAGTGCTCTAACCGCGACGTAAAGCTTGTTGCAGGACGTTTTGACGTTGGTAGTTCAGGCGCAATTACCACAAAGTTTGGTATCGGCTGGAGCGCAGTCAAGGAAACAGGCGCTGGCGAGTACACCATTACTCTTGATAAGTCTTACACTGGTTTGCTTCATGCCAGCACCATGCACTTTGACTTGGGTGCTGGTACTGACGAGTTTCAAATTGTTGTTACTGCAGAGGATGTTGCTAACGCAACAACCCCAACTGTAAAACTCCAATGCGTAAATACAGCCGGTGGCGCAGCTAATATTCCAGACGGTGACGATTTCAGCTTTTGCCTCTATCTCCTGGATGGCGAAGTAAGCTAAGGAGGTAAGTAATGGCTAACAGAACTTTTTTCGGCGTACAGGCAGTCAACCGTGAGTTGAAGATTTTGTCTTTCGCCGCAAAGGTAACAGGCACCGGCGCTTCTGCTGCTGTGGCTTTGTACCAAGGGAACTCGGATCAACCGCTTTCCATTGGTGCGACTGCAGAGGCAGACACGACCGGAACAACTGTCACAATTACTCTTTCAGACAATTATGAGGCGCTCTTGGGTGCTTTCTACACTGCTAAGAATGCGGCTGCTCCGACACATGTCACGGCTGTAACCGATGCAGTGGCGTCTGGAACTGTGACGCTTACTCTTAATGCTGCACCTGCTCAGAATGACGAGTTCTATGTAACTCTACTTCTGAAGAACACCAGCGTGGCACGCTGATGAAGGGCAAGGGCAAAGGTCTTGCGGTCATGATTCTGGAGAAAGCCAAAGGCAAAGATGCTGAAGGCTCTTCAGATGATGATTACGGCAAGGCAAAAGAAGATGCGGGCAAGCGTATGGCTATGGCCATTAAGGAAGAAGACGGCAGTGCGTTCGTCGATGCTCTTGATGACTACCTAGACATGCGCATGTAAGGAGTGGGGCAATGGCGACGTTCACTGAATCTGATTTAAGAACCCGTGCGCGTCGCCGCGCCGACATGGAGAATAGTACCTTCGTAAGTGACGCGGAGATTCAGGACTACCTGAACTCAAGCATCTCCGAGTTACATGACTTTATGGTCAAAAGTTACGAAGACTATTTTGTCTCTGAGCAAACTTACAACGCCCCTCTTGCGACCGGGGGCGCTAACCTGCCAGATGACTTTTACAAGGCTTTGGGTGTTGATTATGAGTCCGGCGGAATCACGTCGACACTCAAGGCCTACTCCTTTACTGAACGCAACGTCTACAATACGCCCTATGCAGTTATCGATCGATTGGCTGAGCCAATGTACAAGATCGAGGGGACTAAGATAAAACTTATCCCTGGTAACTCACAGTCAGGCACAATTACGCTTTACTATGTTCCTTTGGCGACGCAGTTTTCGGTTTCGGTAACAGAGATTGAGAACGTAATTCCAGGCTATGAGGAGTACGTGGTTGTAGCGACTGCAATCCGTATGCTTATGAAAGAGGAGTCTGACGTTTCTGCTCTAGAGCGTGAGCGTCAGCAACTCGCTAGTCGTATTATTCGAGCAATTAGCCCACGTGATGTAAGTGGGTCTTTCGCTATTCGCGATGTTCGCAAGGGTCGATTCAGAGACGACTTTATTCTTCGCTACTAGGGGGTGAGACATGGCAGGCACATTCTCACCTGTTCTCGGCAACGTAACCTCTGATACTCTTCAAAGATCTGTCGAGAGAGCTTTTGCTGATTTAAGCTCTCGCAGAATAAATGACGGCACACTTGTAGAAGATGTGACCATACCTGTTAACTCATCAGAAAACACATTGGTATCTCATTCCCTTGGGCGACCAATTGATGGTTATATCGTAGTGCGGCGAAACAATGATGCTATGGTGTTTGATGGCACGGGACTGGTAAAGAATCCTCGTAAGGAGTTTTCGGTCAAAGCAAGTTCTCAGGCTTCACCGGCCCCTACAGAAGTAAAAGTTAGCTTTTGGGTATTTTGATGGCATTAACTAAAAAAACTTTATCGATACCATTTCAGCAGGGCCTTGATGAAAAGTCATCATTCGTAACAGCTCAGCCGGGGAGTTTGTCTGATGCCCAAAATGCTACTTTGCTAAAGACAGGGCAGATAAGCAAAAGATCTGGCTTTGATATATTTAAAGACGACACCACCATATCTAATGAAAATGGGATCACAGGGTTATACAGGCTTGAGAATGGAACAGCCATAAATACATTTGGTGATCAACTTGTCATCTCAGATGGCCAGCAACTTTACACGGAATACGCCAATGGCGCTTTCAAGAGAAGCGGCGACTTCCTAAATTGCGAATTTAAAAACAACTCTGTTTACAATGCTGAATCTCAAAAAGTTGGGCACTTAAAGCTTCATCAGTTTACCATTAGTTCCGTTGTCTATAACCTTCTCGCCTGGGTTCAAGTTGAGCCAGTTGGCGCATTATCTGGCCAAAACTACACTATTTATGTTGGAATTAAATCTGATTACGATCAGACATGGGTAAGACAGCCTCAGATAGTAGACAGCATTACTAGAGATGGATCCATCACAAGCTATCAAGCAGGAATCCAACGGTTTCCTTCTTTGCATCTCACAAGCGTTGGGTCAGACGCCTACATTGTTTACTCTAAGTATGATGGCTCAACTAACAATGATTTAAAGCTGGTGAGATTAAGTTTAACGTCATTGCCGTCTTTGACCAGTTTAACGATTAACACGCTTCAAGATAACGCAGGTACTCCTGCGGATTTAACCGTTGATGATCATCTCTCATCAATAGCCGTAGAGTCGTCAGAAGCAGACACCAGCATCTACGTCGCCTATCATAACTATAGTTCGCCCACCGTAAGCACTGTAAAGTTAGCAAAGTTTCGACAGGCCGATTTAAACTCTGGCAACTTTAGCTTTTATCAGCAAGTGGATGTTACTACAGGGGTCAATATAGCATCAGGAGACATATCGGATAATGGTTTTGCTATTGTGCCTGGTCTTGGTCTGAGGTGTGATCCTGATGATTCTTATGCGAACAGTTTGGTCGTTTACTATCAAAAGGATATTGGAGGGGCTAAAGCCGGTGTATATGCCGTCTATGGTCAAAGTTACGACCCGTCTGATTTAACATTGGCGTCAACAGAGTATAAGTTTGATAAAGAAGGTGTGTTTTTGCATAACGCTACACACTGCGAGTTATCTGGGGCGGAGGCGTATTCCTATCTAACTCTTATTAAACAGCCTGTAGTTACAAGTTCTCAAAATGGTCACAGCGGACTAGACACAGATAACGAAACTGGCGGCCTTCAAAGTTCAGGGAACATTGCTTACAACGCTAGTCCTGCCGCTGCCGAACTTCAGGCGGACCTTATAGTTACAGTGGACCCTTCTTCATCAGGAATCAACAGCAGCCCTGCCGTAATTCATCTTGGTTGGAATGACACTGGGGCTATAGACACTCACGGGGGTTGGAAGACAACAATCCTTGAGCCGGGATCAGGATTTATTTACAACCCAGCAGCAGCCAGTTCGTCATCACTAGAAGCCGTGCTTGACAGCGCGGAGGAAACCTCTGTTCAAAATCAAATAACAGCGGCGATACAAGCAGAAAGCCCCGGGCCATCATACACTGCTATTAATTACAGTCCCGCTAGCGGCAATTTCGATCCAAGAGTAAGCCTGGAAGCAGGCGAAGTTATTCGTCCACTTGAGCACACTGTCTATTTTTCTCAGCATAATCGCGGCAGCTCAGCCGACAAGACAGTGATTGATGTATTTCAAAATGCTACGATTATTTCAGATGTGTTTAAATTTAATCCATTTGGTGCCAAGACAGGCAATGGGACTGGTTTAGGTCAGTTGCCTTACATTGTAATCTCTAGGACAAACAGCAATCAACTTGATTTTAACACTTGCGATTTTTTAGTAAGAACAGAGACAACACCAACTGATGGGGTTTTACTCAGAAGCGTTGTTGGTGCGGGAGTAAGCACTCAAGGATCTCTTAATCTTACAGATGATTATCGACCTAGAATCGCAAGCTACTATCGTCTTGTTGACGGAATCTCCAGGGTTACAAGAGTAGGAACTTCTGGACTTGGGTTAGCGTCAAAGTTTTTATTTGGGTCAAATAAGCTTTTAACCCAATCTTTTTTTACGAAAAGCGTAACTGAAGCATCTGCTGAGACCTTCAACAAATATAAGGATCAAATCTACGTAGGGTCAATTACTGAAATTAACTTAGACCCAGATCGAGACCACAAGCTTGTTGATGCTGGCAATGCCATGCTTGGCACTGGCGGAGTTCTTTACAGTTATGACGGGGTTCAAGTCGTAGAGAATGGATTTTACGAGTACCCTTCTATTCGTTCAATTTCTGGAGCGGCTTCTGGATACATTAGTAGATTGCAATCAAGCAAAACATACTCTGTCTCGTTTGTTTATGAATACGTTGATAGCCAAGGCAACATTCACGAATCCGTGACAACACCTATTGAGCAGGTTGAGCTAGGCGCGATCGACTCGATTATAATTGCTAAGATATATGGTGTAGATATTACGACGAAGCACATGAGCGTTCGAGTCACTATGTATCGAACTGATGCAGATGGCGTCCTTCTTAAAAAAGTCGCATCTTCTTTGCTCGGAGACGCAACAACTTGTGTGACTTTTGTTGACAGAGGAGAGACAGAAGAAGAGTTTAGCGAATTGCCTGTTATCTATACCACTGGTGGGGTTTTAGATAATTACCAGCCTGGAAGCGTTACAGACATTACAGAGCACAAGGGAAGAATATTTGTAGCGACCCCGACTGAGTTTGTTAGATACTCAAAGCCACTTAGACAAGGCGAAGTTACTGGCTACCCAATTCCCCAGTTTGTAATTGATATTCCCGGCGACTCTGCTTCTATCAGCGGCATATCTTCAGGTGTAAACTTCTTAACTGTGTTTACTCGAAAAGGGGTTTTTGTTGTCCAGGGAGAGGGTCCTAACGCTGTTGGTCAGGGATTCTTTAATCTCCCAAATGCTATTGCAGAAAACCAAGGAGCTTTGCCGGGTAGTCCCCATTTAGATCATTCGTTTGGAGTTTTTTATGTCTCCGATAGGGGCCTCTATCTGGTCACTCCTCAAGCTCAGGTTCAATATGTTGGTGCTCCTGTAGAAGACTTAGTTAATACCGAAAATATAAAAGACATTACTTTGTTCGATTACAATAATGAGATTCGATTTGCTGGGGCGAGTGCAAGCAATACTAAGGTTGTTTTGATTTACAATACCTTTTTTAAACAATGGACGAATTGGGGCATTTATGATGCCGCCACTTCATCAATTGCAGCACAAACTCAATATTTTGATGAATCAGGCGATGCGAGCAAAAGCCACATAATTATGCTTAGTAGCGGCAAGATATTGAGACAATCTTCAACTTCATATCGCGATCAAACAGGTAGTTCTTCTTACTCTGGCTACAATCTGGATATAACCCTAAACAACTTGTCTATGGCGGGATTGCAATCCGTTCAACGTGTCTATCGAATGCTGCTCCTGTTCCAAGAGTTGAATCAAACAACTTTTACGATTTATCTGACTGATGATCGGGGCAACACAGACCAATACAGCGTACTGGCTGATGCTTTTCCGACCGATCAATTGCGGATACATTTATCAAATCAAAAGAGCCGATACGTGAAAGCGCGTATTCGGTGCAGTGCAAACGTGTCCGACTATGAAGGCGTCACTCTTAACGGAATTGCTTTTGAAGTTGGTGCGCGTGCAGGAACCTTTAAGCTGCCAGCAGCTCAAACAGCGCCGGAGATATAAATGGAACCAGAAGCTCAACTTATCGCAGCACAGGCTGCTGAAGAATTGGCAAGGCAGCAAGCCACTGGGCCTGTGGATGAAATTCAGCGTGGCCGTATGGCGCAACAGATTCTTCAAGGCGCTGGCCAGCAAGCACAGGCACGTGAAGCGCAGCAGAGGCAGGCAGAGTTCGCTCGTCGTAAAAGACTTGGTGATATAGTTGCGGCTGGTGAGGCAGAGGGTCGTCTGCGTGATTATCAGCGAGGCACTGAGCGCTTGTCCGGTGGACTGCAAGCTTTGACTGGAGCACTGAGTGCAGGCGCAGGGATTACTGCTGGTTATCTCGCTGAGCAGGATGCCAAGCTCAAGGCAGAGTTCGATAAGATTATGAAAGAAAACCCTGCAGGTGCAGTGGGGTTTCTTAACGAGAATCCCGACTTTGACCCTGGTGCGGAGGTGCTTCAAAAGCTTTATAACCCTACACCCGAGGCACAAAAAACTCGCCAAGAAGTCGCTGAAAATCTCAGTCAACAAATCGCAACAGCGCCAC